TGGACTGCATTACATGCATTCACAAGACGTGCGTGGAAGCCCTGGCGCGGCTGGAGGGGAACCATGGATAACGAAGCAAAGGCCAAGCGGCTGGAGGAGATATCTGCCTGCCCGCTGTGCATGGAGTCAGGAGACGCCGCCCTCCTCCGCGAAGCCGCCGCGCTGATGCGGGAGCGGCATCCCGATGATGCGCTGTGGGAATTGGAGTACCAGCGGCAATACAAACGCTTTGACCTTTGCGCGTGGCAAGGATCGAACGGCAAGTGGCACTGGACTGCGACCCGTTCCGACCTTTGCTATCGGTCTGGAGAAGCCGACACGTTAGCCGCTGTTCAATCCGCCGCGATTCAGTGGGTGGATCAACAGGAGGGGGAGTAGATGAGCATAGACGAATCAAACACTTACGGCATGTCGCCGAAACCAATTTCGGTAACATCGAACCGCCTAACCCCCGCCGACCTCGACGCCCTCGAAGCGGCGCTGGCACGGCTAGACCGATACGAGACGGAGCACGACTACAACACCGCGCACACTGAGCGAATCGACATCATCGACCAAATGCCCGCCCTGCCCCTTCCGCCCGCGCCGGAGGGGACGGATGGGTAAGAAGCCACACATCATCAAGATTGAGGATTTCGTCGACGCCAACATGGGCTTCGACATGGCGAGCGCTTGGCCGAAGAGGCTTAGATTCGACCTGCTTATCGACAAGCATGGAGCCTGCCGACCTGTTTTTACCCTGACGACCGTGGGCAAGCGATACGAGGCGCAATCGTTAACCGAGGCCATCCGCCGCTACAACGAGGAGGACTTCGATGCGCCTTAGTCGCATCCGTGCCGACGACCCCGCCCAGCCGTGGCGGCCGAGCAGAGCAGACCGGGAAGAGCATCAGGCCGAAGAAGAATACGAACTAAAGAGAATCGAGGAGGATCATGACGAACAAGAATAAATTAATCATTGGTTCGACGCATAAACTGTCGTTTGTCCCTGGCGTAGGAGACGTGAGGAGATCCGACTGCTACTGCACTATACGCGCAGTAAGCAGCGCGGGGCCGATGGTTCAGATCACTGGCAAGCCCACAATGCAAGTTTCGTGGGAGCAGTGGGAGGATATGCTCAATGGAACTCACCAATAACACCAACTACTCTGTGCAGCGGCCTGACGGCACTACACACCCGCCGGATCTTCCGCCTCACGCCTACATTCGTATGGTTTCGCGAGGAGCATAAAGGGGTAATGCGAGATCGCATACTTAACCGGGACCTGTTCGCCAAGTGGCTCCGTGGGGTGGCCCGGAATATGGAGAAATAACCGATGAAACAATGGACAAGAGAACACGATAAAGCAATCGCAGAGAAAGTAGAGAAGCTGGAGATCAGGACAGAATACTACAGCGCCGGAAGTGGAGAGCGCCTAACGACCTGGAACCGATACTTCTACAGGGATCCCGACTGGGGGATGATCGAGATCCCCAACTACACAGAACACAAGCATCTGTTTAGAGCGCTGGAAAAATGGCGGAACGATGCCGCGCCCAACACCAAGCGCTATTACTCATACGTCTCTCAATTCGACCAGGAGCAGCCTTTAGCAATCTTGGTAACCGTAGGTAGCGATGGGGCTTGGGTAGACGAAAAAGAGAATTGGGTTGAACATCCGGGCAAAGACGCTCTTGCGTGGGCGCTATACGCCGCAGTAGCAGGCTAAGCATTATAAGACAACAGGAGAACGCTATGAAATTTCACAAAGACGATCATGCGGAACAACCAGCAAGAGAAAAGATTGAATTGGAGCTTGCACACTTAAGTTATTCGGATCTTACCGATCTCATTAAGGATGAGATCAACGTGCCAGGATCTATTTCCAATTACATCTACAAAAGGCTTGCGTCTGAACTCCCCGGGTGGAAAGAACACGGATGGATTGTTTTTGCTCACGGGCCATGGGAGGGATGCATTCGCTTAACTGCACACAGGGAATCTTAGGACCCCCTCCCCGTGTCCACTCCATCCTCTATCTGCTTAATATGCTCTGCGCCAAGACATGGCACTAGAGATGGTCCTTACTGTCTCTACCACGTTCGCAAGCGCGATAGAGATCGCCGTAGGCTTCTCTACAGCACAGACCCTAACCGACCCGATCCTGAGCCTAGAGCCTCTCCTAGAGGCTCCTGCTTGATATGCAAAGCGCCAGTCAAGAAAGACGGCAAGTGCGCTACCCACCTGAAAGAATACAAACGAATCTGGAACCAAGCCAAGAGGAAGAGATGAACGAAGTCTTTAAGAATAAATCTACAGATATTAAACATACGCTTGAAAGAATTGAGGTTCTCCTGTCTACGGCGGCGGAAGAACTCGCCTACGCCAAGAGAATCGCGCCAGAAGATGTTCTGGAATCTCTTCGCGCCCAGAATAGAGAACTCTACGAAGAGAACGCTCTCCTGCGCCAAGAGAATCGCATCTTCATGAAGTCTTTAACGGCGAAGGTGGTGGAACCGTGATCGAGGATAGAGCAAACATCCCTTGGGAGGAATCTGTGTTTGAATACATTAATCCGCCAGAAGAGACGGCCCCTTATCCTTCTCTTCCTTCAACCTTCACCACATCTGGCGCATACCCCTGGACTCCACCTTCTTCAGCGCCAACCATGAACCCAGCTTCTCTTATCGAATCCTTGCGCAAGTTTGACAAGATCGTGGAAAGGTTTAGCGCCATACAGCAAAAACAGGCTCGCTACTACATAGAGGAAGCCAGTCGGCCCTCAGTCATCCGCGCCGTATTGGAGGCTTATATAGAAGCCCATGCAGAGCCTTAACCTCCTACACTACCTTCTAGGCGTGTCCATCTTGGACCGTCTCAACTCCAAGAACCTAAACCCCAAAGAGAAGCAAAGACGTTTCTCAACAGAGTTCAACTCCTGCCTCAGGAATCTCAAATGCTCCTCCAACTCAACCCCACACTCCCTCTTGTCACCTCAAAAGGGGATGGGTTCGCCCACTTCTTAATCGACTACGGGCAGGAGCACAATCTAATCTGGGTCGTCTTCTTAAAAGAAAACGGCGAATGCTGGTGCCTGCCCAATAAAGAAGTTCGCCTAGAGGCCAACTTCACAATGCAAACAGGAGGTATGTTCTTGAAGTCCACCTCTAGAATACCTCCTACCCCCTAGTGAAGAGGGGCTTTATCTGCCCCTCTCTCCCAATACTCCCCGCATAAACCCAATCCAGTCCTCCCTGTCCACCCCTACCTCCCAACTCTCCCCAAACCGCCCTAGCTTTAATCTCACGCCCCCTTCCTCCGCGCCAACCTCTATCCTCCTACACCCTGGCGCTCCCTCCATCCACTTGACACACGCCTTATTAAACCTCTCCAACAAGTCCATCTCTTCAACGCTCTCAGGCTGCATATCCCAAAAGTACTCCTAATCGCCATTATCCACAACCACCTCCCTACATAACCAAAAATATATATGGCGCTATGAGATAGTACCTGAAACCTTAGTGGGTGCTTCCTGTATAAAGAACTACAGGAATACTCCAGGTGTTAGAAAATTAGGGGGGTGGAGCCTACAATCTTGTAAAGATTGTGTGTTGCAAAGCAACACAGGTAGAGTGGGTGTGGTTAGGTGGTAAGGGTTAGGTAGGGTAGGCATTAGGGGTGTGGAATTGGGTGTGTGGAATGGGATGTGTGGGATTGGATGTGTGGAATCGGATGTGTGGAATAGTATGCATACACAACCACGCCTCACCCGGCCTTATCCCCCTCCCCGCCCCCCGTGGGGGTCGTGGATACCCCCTCCAGCGTCAAGCCACCCCGGTCCGACTTAGTAACATCGTGTAACTCGGCATTACCAGGAGTAATATCAATACACTTAGTAGAAGTAACATCGCCTAGTGTTAGCAGCATAGCTAGCTTAGACTGTATGAGTTCAGAGATGTTATCATGTAACTGTGTGGTCGATTCATTAGCCTGTGGCTCTTCGAAGATACTTGCGTATCGTGTGCGCCCAGCTAGCTCCAATGCTTTAAGTCGAGTGATATCAGATTCAGTGTTTTCGATAGTGGAGGTGATGCCGTCCATTAGCCAATCCTGAAACTTCCCTTTGTCTTTCCACAATCGTGCTGTTTCTCTCTCTCTAATCGCAGTTGCCAACAGGGACACTTTAGGGTTCGCCGCCGTCCTTGTCGCCTCAACATACATGGCGGGTTTGCTTTCTCCTTTCCATCCGTACACCTGGCGATACGCCTCACCTTTCGAGATTCCGCCTGCTGCTAATGCCCTAGCTAGCTTGATCTGCTTTGGCGTCATACTCTTCTCAATCTCCGCTATCGTTTTACTTTTTCCCATAAACCAACTCTATCACCCAATCTGCTTTATTCCACAAAGTACTACATTCCACCATGGCGGGTTGCCTTGCAATCCACTTTACAACGCAAAGCAGAACCGCATCATATACGCGCGCGCGCGCGCTTCCTTAAAAGAATCCAGCCTACCAACATTGAGAAAGCTTAATGGTTGAATATCCTTCTTATCGGTTGACAGTTTAATGGCAATAGTGCAATACTAGTCTTGTCGGTGGTTGGTTGTTACTTATCACCGATTGTTCGGGGTGTATCAACCTGATAAAACAGTGAATTCAGTAGGCACGTTATGAGGGTGCCTGCATGAGTGAATTGTACTCTGTCCAAATTTGGACAAAATAAACAACTGGAGAAATATCATGACAACTTTATTGAACATCAAAATGATGACGGCCAAGGCCAATGCGCGTATATTGCGCGAGTCCTCCGCCAAAATGGCAAAGTGTTTTATTGATGCCTGCATTGCCTGCTGGCAAGTGAAGGAAGGTAAACAGTATAAAGACCTTGGGTATACATCAATGACCGCCTTCCTCGAAAGTGAGGAAATTGACATCAGCCGGGCGCAGTATGACTGCATGGCAAACGTCGGGCGCATGGTCGAATTCGTGCCCGACTTGGACCGTGAGCAACTGATAGGGATTGGGTATTCATGCAGCAAAGAGCTCGCACGCCTTGCGCCAACGAAAGACGCTGCGCTAGTTGGCGCGGCCGACATCGTATCCCTAGTGGATCGTCGCCTATCGGGCGATATCCCAAACCATAAAGCGTTTGCTGCTGAGGTTGACCGCCTGCTATCTAACGATACGGGCGACAATGAAGGCGAAGAAGAAGAAAAACAGGAAGATTGGAAGACTAAATACCGCTCCGCGCTAGCAAAGGCGGACTCTGAAGAGTCTTTCCTCTCTGCCGTCCGTGAGTTTGTGATTGTCTAAATTTATACAAATAAGTGGTACCAACAAAGGGTAGGCAATGCCTACCCTTAATTGGTGACACTTCACCTATCAGGAGAATTATTATGTATTATGCTATCGTGACCAAGTTCCACGGACCGACGAACTACCGTCAGTCCCGCATCAGCGCAAGCGCAGCGGGATGCAAGCGACGCTATTTCAATTGGGATTACAGCTTGAACCCTGACGGCAACCATCGCGCCGCCGCTATGGCGCTGGCGGCCGAACGGGGGTGGATCTCGGCCGAGGAGAACCGCACCCTAGCGGGTGGAGTGCTAGCGGGCGGTAGCTATGCATGGGTGTTCGTCGCCGGGGGGGACGCCTAATGGACCCCCGTAAATCCGTCGAGACTGAGAGCTCGTTCACTCTGCTATTCATTGTCGCTATCTATGCGGCGATATTCGCAGTTTATCTAATAGTGTTCTAACGTTGTCTAAATTTAGACAAAACAATCTGGGAGGGTTGCAAGTATGAGAAAGAAAACACAGGGTTACGTCCTGGAAGAGACGCAAAACACCGTTGTGATAGCAACGGGTTTCGTTAGGCCGTCTCAGAACACCGGGACGGGTCCAATGATACAGGTACACATCCTGTATCGTCATGAGGCACCGGGGAGTGCCATATATACGGGCAACGACATCCATGTGTGCGGGGATTGTTCCCTGAGGGGTGCAATCGTTGACGGCAAACTGGTTAACCGCCAGTGCTACGTTAACCTTCATAAGAGTGTTGCCAGAGTATGGCAATGCTACGTTAACGGTGGATATCCATACTTGGATAAATCAGAATACCCTGAGGTATTCAAGAATCGGCGCGTTCGCATTGGCACATACGGGGATGGCGCGTTCATTCAGGATGCAGAGATTATCCCGCTCATCACTCTACACGCTAAAAGGTGGACAGGATACACCCATCAATGGCGCAACAGGCCTGATTTGAGGCCGTACTTGATGGCGTCTGTGGATAATGTTTTGGAATACGGACGCGCCAAAGCGGAAGGTTGGCGCACGTTTCGAGTCAAACCCTTGGGTGACGACTCCCGCATGACAGGAGAAATAGTCTGTCCCAAGAGCGACGAAGCCGGGAACCTGACAACGTGCTTCGAGTGTTGCCTATGCGATGGGATACACAGGGATGATCGGCGCAAAGATATCGTGATCCAGGCGCATGGGCAACTCGTTCATCATATGGCATCGCGTCTAATCCAAATCGCGAATGTATAAATTTAGACAAAAAAGGGGGTGGGTGCATCCCCTCAAGCCAACATGGAGGAATAGATATATGATTACGAAGTATAACGGGAACTGCGGTAGCTGCGGAACGCTCATCCCTGCCAATTCTACGGCACAATATAAGAAACTCCTGGGCATATATTGCCAGGGATGCCCAGTCCCTTCAGCGCATAAGTCTACCCGTGCGCGTGGTGGGTACAAACCAGCAGGGTATTACGCCAGTAAGGCGGACCCCAGCGGTCTCTACACGCCAGACGGGCGCTGTGTCGGGCGCATGGCGTGCGGACACGAGGATTACCCCTGCTGCGGGTGCTAGCGTACTGACCAAGCGCGTTATGAGAGCGCTTGGATGAGTACACTGTACTCTGTCTAAATTTAGACAACCAATAGGAGAATTATGATTACCAAACTTAGCCTGATGATCCATAAGATCGTCGCCAAGACGGAATCCCGCTTTACGCTGAACGGGATCTTCCTTACCAACAAAGAGACGGTCGCGACGGATGGCCACCGCTTGACGAGAGTTAAGCATCTGGCCACCGCCGACAAAATGGACAAGCACGTCGTCCTGAAGTCTGCGGATGCGGCGCAACTCGCCAAGATGGCAGGGAAGAACTCTGTCGAGATTACTGGCGCAAGCCAAGACGGTATCTCGTTCAAGTCGGAGGGCGTGAACGTGACCTTTGAACCGCTAGAGGGACGTTTCCCGGACCACGAACGGGTTGTTCCCAAGTCTGAGGATTGGACGTGCGTACAGTTCGATCCGAAGTACATGAAGGATCTTATGGAGATCCACGCCGCTGCGGATGGGCTCGTTCGTATGTACTTTAACCCCGATAGGCCGAATAACAACGCAATCATCCTAGAATCGGCACGGGAAGATGGACAAGATGTCCAGTCGCTCCTAATGCCGATTCAAGAGGCGAAAGGGTATCAGCCACTCCGCTACTCTGTCTAAATTTAGACAACCAGACAACCAGGAGATAAACGGATGATAATGCCAACGATACACATGAACGGGACTTCCTTACAGTCCCTGATCGAGAACAACGAACGTGCCTACCATGCGGTAGTAACCGCAATAGACGCACTGGTTGGAGCCGCTCCTAACGGTAGAGACTACTACCCTCAGGGGAACATTGAAGGGACGCCTGCGCTGTATGTGGCGCAAGATCAGCACAGCGAGCGAATAGCTTTGCTATTGCAGGTCAAGCGAGAGCTGGAGCAGATTCAAGATTATCTTTTCGGCGAGGAAATGAGGCGGCGAGCGAGGAAGTATGACTCCTGAGCTACGCATCCAAGACGCTGGCGGGGATACCATCCACGTTTCCCTCGTCTACCCTGACGGCAAGGCAGTAAGCCGCTGGGTATTGCCTGAGCAGATGGAGGGGCAGGCAGGCAGAGATCTGCTTGCTGCCCTACAGCGTGAGGCAGAAAGCAAGTGAAAGGCCCTGACTTTCTCGACCAATTAACGGTGGTTCTACTGAACTACCTGCCCTACGTTTTGATAGCACTTGCTGCTATCTATTTTCTAACCAAGTAATCTGTCTAAATTTAGACAAAGGAGAAACATGAACACATTTCAGAAGTGGTGTGATGAGCAACTGAATAGTATTGAGACGCAAGCACGGGAGACTGGGACGCCTATGTCCACCTACTTGGCGGACAAAATCCAGCACTTGAAAGCAGAGATCCGGCACGGAGATGAACTCCGGTACGACCTCGACATCGCCGTACTCGAAGGGGACGAGTACGAAATCAACCGCATCCTGCTCGAGATGCGGGAGAGAGACTTAGCTGGCGCGGGGTATACCAGATGAGAGTCGTCAAGAGTATCGAAGAATGGATTGAAGCCCTCGCAGGCATCATAGGACTCCTATTCTGCGCCCTGTCAGCGTTAGTTGTCTGCACTGTGTTGTGGTGGTTGCTTAAACTGTTATGACCATCGCTATACTCTACGAACCTAACGGAAAGCAGCACGCTACCAAACGGTTCAAGACAGACGAGGAAGCGCATAGCTGGGCGCGTAGTACCGTTGACCAAGCTCGAGCCATCGCCTCCGAATCAGATACTCGACGGCGCAAGTTGCTTCAACCTTGGAAACTAACCCTTAACCCTTAACAACAAAGGGCAGGCACTGATCTGCCCTTATCTAACAGGAGATATATGTATTCAGCAGAGCTCGTGAAGGCGATTCAGATCGCCATCAATGCCCGTGTCCCTATGTGGATCTGGGGGCAGGCTGGTGTCGGGAAGTCCAGCATCGTCCGCATGGTAGCCAGGGGTTTAAGCCGTGAGCATATCGACATCCGGCCTACGATGATGGACCCAGTGGATATGGGTATCCCATACATCGACAGCGGCGTCTGCCGGAGAGCTATCCCGTCGTGGTTGCCTACCCATGGCGATACCCTCCTGGCCGTCGAGGAACTGCCTGACGCGCCGTTATCAGTGCAATGCGCCTTGTACCAGCTAGTCCTGGAACGCAGGCTAGGCGACTACTCTCTGCCATCAGGCGCGTACATCTGTGCGACTGGCAACCGTGCTCAGGACGGAGGCAACTACACCCAACCTCCGGCCCCACTCCTCAATCGGTTCCTGCACATCACGCTGGAATCCGGCTACGATAGCTGGGCCGGATGGGCGGCTAAGGGTGACGCCAACATGACCGTGGAACTTATCCCGGCCAAGCCTATCACCCCGCATATCCGTCCTGAACTCCGGGCCTTCTTTGCCTTCCGTAAGAATCTCTTAGTACAGAAGCCGATCAAGTCGGAGTTTGCTTTCTGCACTCCTCGCTCTGTTGAGATGCTCTCTCGCATCCTCGACCAGGAACCTAGCGACGACATCGCATCCGACCTGATCAACGGATTGATCGGTATGGGTGTGGGCATAGAGTTCCTGGGGTTCCTCAGGACATGGCGCTCTCTGCCCCTCATCTCCGCGATTGTAGCGAACCCCATGGCAGTGGATATCCCCACCGATCTCGGCGCCTGTTACGCTACGGCGGTTTATCTGGCGGCGAACTGGAAGCCTGCCAACGGAGATGCTCTCTGTCAGTACGTCCGGCGATTGGCCCCAGAATACGGGTGCCTGTTCCTTCGGGACCTAGATGCCAGGAATAAAGAAGCGATGGCATCCCGTGGGGTGATTGCCATGCTGAACCTTCCCCAGTTCAACGATCTGATGTTCTAGTTGTATAAATTTAGACAAATCCAATAGGAGCAAATATGTTATCCCAGAAAGCTATCCTCGTTCGTTTCTCCGTCTCGCAGTGGACGGCCCGGAAGTTTGATAAGAAGGCCACGCAGGAAGTCGAGGCCAATCACGGCGCGAACAAACACGCCGGAGAGGTGGGCCGCTTCAACAAGCAACTCGCCTCGAAGAAGTACATGGCAGATATGTCTGCCAACATCTCAGCCGCACGAGAGTTCCACTACAAGCAGACGCTCCCCTGGCAGGACGCTGAGGGGGTCCGCATCCTCCCTGTCAATAACTTCTCAACCTATCAGCAGGCAATGTCTGAGTACAGGACCAAGCATGAGGGCCTGCTTGACACGTTCGTGAAGCAGTACCCTGACGTAGTAGACGAGGCCAAGTATCGGCTCAACGGGTTGTTCGACATCGAAGACTTCCCGCCCGTCAGCGAGATCCGATCTAAGTTCTCCTGGGAGATCTCCTTCTCCCCTGTCCCTGAGTCTGGCGACTTCCGGGTATCCCTTGGGCAGGAAGTCCTGAAGCAGATGGAGGAAGACCTCTCCAAGCGGTTGTCTCACAACTACAACGAGGCCTGTATGGATCTCTTCCAGCGCATCCAGTCGCAGACTGCGAACATGGCAGAGCGGTTGGAGAATTATCAGGGTACTCGTGAGGGTTCCTTCCGTGACTCTCTCGTAAGCAACGTCCGGGAATTAGCGCAGCTACTGCCCAAGCTGAACGTGTCGGGCGACAGGCGACTCTCTGACCTCGCCATCAGGATCGACAAAGAACTCTGCGAGTACGATGCCCAAGTCCTGCGTGAGGTGGATGGCGCTCGTGCTGATGTCGCCAAGTCTGCCAAGTCCATCGCACAGGAAGCCGACGACATCATCGCAGAGATGCGCGGGATGTTCGCATAGGGGGATATATGAAAGCAGCGCAGAAGATCGTAAGACAACAGATTCGTATGGCGCTAGGGGGGGAGTGCTTCTTCGGAAGCCTCGCCCTCCGCTTCCCTTGGGTCGAAGACAATACCTGCCCTACGATGGCAACAGACGGGCAGAAGTTCTACTTCAATTCCCAATTCGTTGAGAGCATAACGGAGAACGAAGTCAAGGCCGTCATCATCCACGAGATCATGCACGTTGCCCT